CATGGTGTAGACACGATCGAGAAACTCCAGTATTCTAGGGGTCGACTCAATGCATTAGAAGCATTGCTTCAGGACTTTAAAAACCTGCAAAAGGAGAATATCGACGATGACGACCATAATAAAACCGGAGGGTCTAACTAAAGGCCGCGCTACTAAACCTTTAATACTTCCTAAATCACAACAACCTAATCCTCATTCCAATACTAAAGAACCTGTTCCTACAACTACCGAAGGTGTTAAAAAATATATTAACATTCTTCCTAGACCTGTGGGCTATAGAATGTTGGTAAGACCTTGGTCTGGGGAAAAGAAAACTAAAGGCGGTATTATTTTAGCAGACACAACTAAAGATATGATTGAGGTAACAAGTGTAGTTGGCTTAGTCATTATGATGGGAGATTTATGTTATAAAGATAAAAACAAATTTCCTACAGGACCGTGGTGTAAAGAAGGTCAGTTTGTTATTTATGGGCGTTATTCCGGAGCTCGTTTCAAAACAAAATACGGTGAACACCGTATTATTAATGATGATGAAATTATAGCAACTATTAAACAACCGGGCGATATACTTCATTTATATTAAGGAGAAAACATGGCAGAAAAAAATACCATAAAAAAAGATGTTCCAGTGGAGCTAGACACGGATGATGTAAAAGAACAAGATGTCCAAGTCACGGAACCAAAACCTCAAAAAGAGGAAAACCCAATTGATCTAAATAAAGGCGAAGTAGATTTAGGTTATACTGAGTACGTTGATAAGGATAAAGAAAAAGCTAAGATCCTTGTTGAAGAAGACGTTAAAGAAGAAGTGAAAGAGCCGGAACCTAAAGAAAAACCTCCTGCTCCAGAAACAGATGATTTAACTAAAATTTCTGGGAATGTTCAAAAAAGAATTGATAAACTAACTCATCGTTATCGAGAAGCTGAAAGAAGAGAAAGAGCGGCTCTAGACTTTGCAAAAGGTTTACAGAAAAAATATGATCATTCTATGGATCAGTTCAAAACTGCGGATCAACAGTATCTAAAAGAATTTGATGCAAGGGTTGATTCTCAGCGTGAACAAGTTAAGGGTCAACTAAAAGACGCGATAACCTCTCAAGATGCTGACAAAATTATGGCAGCTAATGATAAGTTAACGCAACTAGCAGTTGAGAAAGAAAAGGCTAGACTTCAAATAGCAGAAAATGAAAGAAAAGCTAAAGAAGACAAGGCTAAACAGGAAAGTTCGCAAACCGGTAGAGATCAGTTACCTGATCAATTACCTCAACCAAGTGATAAAGCGAGAGCTTGGGCTGAAAAAAATGAATGGTTTGGTAAAGATAAGATCATGACCAATGCAGCATGGAGTATCCATGATGACATAGCTGGTCGTGGTATTGATGTCGACAGTGAAGAGTATTATACTGAAATAAATCGTCAGATGAAGAGTTATTTTCCTGACAGATTTGATAAGGATTCTACGGAAGAAAAACCAGAACCCCGAAAACCCGTCCAAACGGTGGCTTCTGCTGGTAGAAAACAACAAGGACGCAGAACTGTGAGACTCACCAAATCACAGGTGGCTATTGCTAAAAAATTAGGGGTGCCACTAGAAGAATACGCTAAATTCGTGAAGGAGGAAGCATGAGTGAATTAAAGAAGACCTCACGCGTGTCACAAGAGAGAGCAAAAGAGAAACGTAATCAACCTTGGACACCACCGAACAGTCTCGATGCGCCACCAGCGCCTAAAGGTTTTGTTCAGAGATGGATAAGAACCTCGAGTATGGGAATTGAAGATACAGGTAATGTATCTAAAAGACTCAGAGAAGGATGGGAGTTTCTTAGAGCCGAAACACTATTAAGTGAAATTGGTCCTAATGAGTACCCACAAATTCATGAAGGAAAATACGCTGGTCTGATTGGGGTTGGAGGCCTTGTGTTGGCAAGGATACCGGAAGAAATTGCACGATCACGCACTGAGTATTTCCAAAAAATATCTCAGGACCAATTAGCAACCGTTGATCGAAATTTGCTGAAGGAACAACAACCGGGAATGAAATTCAATATTGATAGACAGTCTCGGGTAACTTTTGGTGGCGGACAGAAACCTAAATAATTTTTTAGTAACAGTCCTACATCGATATTTGTTTAACTAAGGAGAATAGACATGGCTAATCAAGTCGAAAAATTTGGATTTCGCCCTGTTAGAAAACTGGATGGTTCACCATTCATTAATGCTCAAAACAGATATCGTATAGCGAGTAATTATGGAACAGCAATTTTCCAAGGCGACCTGGTAGTACCAGTAGCTGACGGAACAATCGCTCGACATATAGCTGCAAATACGAGTGCTGTAGTTGGGGTATTTAATGGTTGTTTCTATACAGATCCTACGACACAAAAACCAACTTGGAAAAACTACTATCCAGGTTCAGTTGTTGCAAGCGACATAACAGCGTTTGTACTCGACGACCCAGATATAGTCGGCAAGATGGATTGTGACGGTGCGTTTGCAGTCGCTGATATCTTTAAAGATTTCAACGTAACAAACGTTTCAGGGAACACACAAACAGGCATTTCCGAAGTACAGCTAGATTTCAGCGCATCTGGATTAACAAGTGATTTCATTGTTCAAGCAATTGATATTTCTCAAAATCCTGACAACGATACCGCTGCATCAGCTAACGTTAATGTATTGGTTAGAATCAACAACCATTTTTACAGGTTGCAAAACGGTCTATAATAGGAGCATAATATGGCAATATCACGAGCACAGCTAGTTAAAGAACTAGAACCAGGCCTAAATGCACTATTTGGGCTGGAATATAATCGATACGAGAATGAAGCCGCAGCTATTTTCATCACTGAAACATCTGATCGTGCGTTCGAAGAAGAAGTAATGTTATCCGGTTTTGCTGGAGCATCAACTAAAGCTGAAGGCGCAATGGTTACTTACGATCAAGCATCGGAAGTTTACACTGCAAGATACACTAACGAAACAGTGGCTCTTGCTTTTGCTATAACTGAAGAAGCAATCGAAGATAACTTATACGACAGACTGGCAGCTAGATATACAAGAGCATTGGCAAGATCAATGGCCCACACTAAACAAGTGAAGGCAGCAACGATCTTGAACAACATGTTCACATCTGGTACAGGAGGAGACGGGGTTTTCTTAGGAAGCCTTTCTCACCCATTAGCAAGTGGTGGAACGTTTAGTAACATACTAAGCACTGCAGCTGATTTGTCCGAAACATCTCTTGAACAGTCGCTGATAGACATTGCAGCGTTCGTAGACGAAAGAGGATTAAAAATTGCTCTTCAAGGCTTAAGAATGATAGTTCCAAAAGAACTACAATTCACAGCTGAGAGAGTTTTAAGATCACCTTTATCAACTACGCTAACGTCTAGCAATTATGCGAAGAATGATATCAATGCACCGTTAAATATGGGAATGCTTCCACAAGGTTATTTTGTGAATCATTACCTAACTGACGTAAATGCATGGTTTATCATGACAGACGCACCTAACGGATTAAAACATTTCGTTAGAGCACCTATCAAAACTGCGATAGAAGGCGATTTCGATACTGGAAACGTAAGATTCAAAGCTAGAGAAAGATACACTTTCGGGTGGTCTGACCCTAGAGGAATTTTCGGAACTCCAGGAGCGTAATAAAATATAGTGTTGGGGCGTTGTTATAGACGCCCCAGCGCATTTAAGTTAGAATTAGAATTATGGGATTTACAACAATTAAATCAACCCATCTCAACGCTTCCGGCGCTGTTGTTGGGGGATCAGCTAGAGTAAAAGCACTTTACTATACTCATAGCGCCACTGCTGGCACCATTACTCTCAAAGATGGTGGAACAGGAGGTACTACTGTAGCGACTATTAACACTGTAGCCGCAGCAGGGGAGTATCAAGTCGATATACCAGAACCTGGTATTCGTTGTACGAGCTCATCAGGGCCATACGTGGCTATCACTGGTGGAGTTAGCTTCGTAACAGTCTTTTACGATTAAACCAATCATACTATAATAGGGGATTATGAATAAATGCAGGAATTGCAACTGTAATTGTCACTGTTCTTTGAAGGAACATTCTGATATGTATGGTGTCTGTTCTTGTACTAATTGTGAGTGCAAGGAAGAGTGTGAAGCGTGCCAATAGATCGAAAAAAATGTTGTGGTATGCACTCAAAAGAAAAAGAAGACAACGGAGAGTGCTGTCAGTTAGAAGATCAAGAGCGCGCAGAACAAAACACGTATGAACAAAGTTTTATCACAATAGAACCGAAGGAGAAACATGAATAAGTTATTTTTATTACTTGCTTTATTATTCGCTTTAAGCGCCTGTTCAGTAGGTAAAAAATGTACCTATACTCAAGATGGAACTAAACTTTCATCATGGATATGGTTTTATGGTAGTGACAAACCAATTGACTTAGACAAAAATAATTGTAATTAAGTTAGGAGGAACTATGGAAACAATTAAACAAATCTGGAAAGATCACAGAAAAATTGTGATTGGTGCAGGTGTAGTAATTGTCATCTTAATCATTGCAGCACTATAGGAATTTATGTTGAATGGCTTATTTAAACGCGAACATTCCTGTGATCTATTGTCAGATCCGGAGAGAATATCTTTATGACCTTTCCCGACATGTGGGAGAAGTGGAAGACTGCATGGTCTTTGGCATTGCATCGATGTCAGGGCGCCCTTTACTCTTTCACGCACTTATGGAAAATGGTGGTGTCTACTATAGACTTCCACTCTCAGCGTTTATACAGCATGGATTTGATGTCAAGGACGTTCCTAGGATGCAGCTTCACGAGTTGGAGCTTTGGAATTGTTTTAGTTACTATCCTTCTGTTACTGTTTTTGACGCTTTAACAACATCCGGCAAATATTTAGGAAAAGACAAAAAATGGTATAGAGGGTCTTACCTCTTCACCATTGACTGGGCACATCCCGAGAGTAATATAGTAGATACGGATCATTCTGAGATTCCGCAAGAACATAAATGCGCCCACCTAATGGCTCTGGAAAATGGAAATTATGCAGCTCAGCCAAATAATAGAATTTTATGGCATATTCCTTCCTTTACCGTAAGGAATGAAATCCCAGACTGGGATGTAAATACCCAGCAGTGGAGTGTCGAAGATGGGCGGGACTGGCAAACCGCGGATACCAATAAATTCTTCTACGATATTGAGGAGAAGAAAGATGAAGAAAAGAAATCATGAGACTAGGTGGATAAAGTACCTAGTATCTTCTATTATAATACTGTTGTTACTACTTTTTACTTTCTAGCTGTATTTAACCACTCTATAAACAATGATAAAATACGTAATGTTATTATTAGGAATGAGTATAGGGATAGTAATAGGATTCTCTGTATATCATTATTTTTTTATGGATAAATTTAGTTGTTGTGGAGTCTATGGGTAAACCTCTCAAAATTTCGGAGGAGGCAGCCGTGCAGATGCCGATGAAAACCGTGGCCTCTTTGATCGCCATGGTGGCGATCGGGACCTGGGCTTATTTCGGTATTAATGAGTCGCTCAACAAGCATGCAACACAATTAGAACTGATGGAAAAAGATTTGGAAATGAATTCTGAGTTCAGAATAAAGTGGCCTCGGGGGCTTCTTGGAAGTTTGCCCGCGGATTCTGAGCAGTTCATGATGCTGGAAGACCTTTACAAGACCACCGATCGAATTAATAAACAAATTGAAAACATGATGCACAATAAGGTAAACATAGATTTTTTAACTAAACAAATGGAGAAGGCTCTGGAAGACATTGAAGAGCTCAAAGATGCGAATCGAGAGATTCATTACAAAAACGGAGGGACACAATAATGCCAAATGAAATAATAATTTGCGTCGCGCTTTGCATGTTTTTAGAGGGCCAACTGGTGGAGCACACTTATCAGAAGTCAATGGCAGACTGCCTGAAGGCGAAGAGGCAAGCTGAGAGAAGTATTCAGCCCGAGCGCGTCCAATTTAAATGCGGTAAGAATGTTAAAGCTGAAGTAGAGTATATCAAAGAAGAAGGCCAGACAGCAGGACGGACAAGAATCTTACGAGTCATTGAGCATGGCTATACAAGTGATAGTTATGATGCTACATCTAAATATTAATGCAACTTTCAAAACATTTTAAATTAGCAGAATTTACTAAAAGTCAGATTGCAGCCCGTAATGGGATAAAGAATCTGCCTGGATCAGGTGAAGTTAAAAATTTAGAAAATCTATGCTATGAAATTTTAGAACCGGTCCGTGCTAAATTTGACAGACCTATTTTAATCACGTCGGGATTCCGCAGTTTAGAGGTTAATCGTAAATTGGGTAGCAGCGACTCGAGTCAGCATTGCAAAGGCCAGGCGGTTGATTTCGAAATTCCAGGAGTACCTAATATTAAGGTTGCGTACTGGCTGGTTAATAACGTGGATTTTGATCAATGCATTCTCGAATACTACCGACCTTTAGAGGATTCGGCGGGATGGATACACGTATCGTATAATGAAAAAGGAGCGAATCGAAAAAAAGTTCTGACCTTTGATGGAAAGACTTATGAAGATGGGCTCCCTGAAATGCGGTATAAAAAAGGCGAGGTAATTGATTAATGGCTATATCGCGTTCATCAATGGCTAAACAACTCCAACCTGGTTTAGGACGTAATTGGAAGCGTGATCCGTACGCTAAATCGCTCGAATCTAGACTGTATCGAAACAAAGTGATAAAATCAAAGAAGTTGTACAACCGTAAAAAGGCGTTCAACTCTTAATGAGTACGGAGCCAATGGGGCCCCACAATATGGAGAAACTATGCCGTTTAGATCAGTGAAACAAAGAAAATTTTTATGGGCTAATCACCCGGACATCGCGAAACGATGGACGGATGAACACGGAAGTACTATTCAAAAAGCTGAGCATGGGAAATTAGTTAGTTCTGACTATAATGGAACTTATATTGAAGGAACTCTAGCAGGCGTTCGTGTAGGTAATCCTTCTTATAAAAAATATTATAAGGGAATGATCTAATGGCTAAGAAAAAAAAGAAATGGATTCAAGCAGCAAGTGCTTCAATTAAACGAAGAGGCACTGAAGGTGTTTGTACGGGAGATAAATTTGGAGGACCTACTTGTCCGCCAGGATCCAAACGTTATAATCTAGCGAAAGTATTTAAAGGTATGGCAAGAAAGAAAAAGAAAGCAGCAACTGGAGCTATGATTAAAGCTAAAAACAGTGCACTGATATCACATCAGAAAGCATATGACTTAGCCAAAGCTGAAAAAGGAGAAGATCGTATAACTAAAGCAGATATTGCATATCAGAGAACTAAACATCTAAAAGGAAGAATCTCAAGAAATGCAACTGGAGCTATGATCAAAGCTAAAACAGGAGTGTCAGCACCCATCATTCATTCAAATATTCATCCAGGTGTAAGAACAGGTTATAAATCCCCAGGTTGGGTAAATAGAAATTTAAATAAAATAAAAGATATGATGAAGGTTGGAACTAAATCAACTTCAATGAAAGTTGCCAACCAATTTAAAGGAGCTAATCCTTCAAAATTTTTAAGTCGAGCTAAAACGTTATCAACTGGCTTAGGTAAAAGA